AAGGTAAACATCTACACCGTAGAGTTTTCCGAACTTAGCAGTCATTGTAGCGCTCTTGTCTCCACCTATGCCGACAGCATCGTATCTTACGAAGTCGTCAGTATTCAAAAGGTCTTTGTGTCCATAGGATTCAACTACGAAAGCCCTATCTTCAAATGGAGCGTTCTTAGAGTTTAAGTAGCGAATACCCTCAAGAATGTAAGATTTAGCTAGCGCATGGCCGGAAGCAGTTGTAGCTGCTACACCAACAGTCTTTGAGAAACCAGAGTAAAGGTTTCTGATGTCTGTGTCGGTGATTCTAGCGATAGCTTTGCCGATCTGCTCAGTGTATTTCTTTCTCAAATCAATGTGAGATTGAATAGCTGCCATATCTTCAATGGTAACCCTAGCAACAGCGTGTTTGTTGATAGTGATAGTCGAAGATGTCTCAGTTGTAGCTGATTGAGCTGCATCTACATTTTCAACTTTGTATGTGGCGGTAATAGCTGAAAGATTTGGGATGCGGATAACATCACCTGAATTTTTAACATCTGAGTCGTATCTCTCAACCAAGTTTGCTAATACTAGGTTATTCTCTCTGGCGACAATTATTTCCTTACTAAATATTTCAGGTATAAATTGTCCATAAGCAGCCATTGTTGCTGTAATATTTGTGGCCATTTTCTTTTCCTTCTAATTATTCAAAACTGTCTGGCCCATATTTTTCTAATTGCGCTTGAATTGCGGCTTCGTTTTTCACATACTCCTGCGGGGACATCTTGGCGATCTCGGCTCTAGTAAATCCACTAGAGCTTGATTGCTTCTTGCCTGCCGAAGGTATCTGTGATTTTTGCTTGAGATTCGAGGTAGCTTTCTTGCGAGTCTCTTGTCCTGTGGTTTCTTGCCACTCCAGAGCCGCAATTTCTGCTGCTTGGTAGGGGCTGAATCCCTGATCTACCAATTCACCGGCACGCGAGCGAACGAAGGTGTTATCTTTCACTACTGGAAAGTCCTGCTCGGCTCTATAATATTCTAAAGTTTCTTGTGCCACTTTTTGGGCTGAACTGGCAGTCCGTTTACTCAATGAGGCTGCGAACTTGTTTGGGTCAATACCTGTTTCGTCAACTCCCTCTATCTCAGGCTCTCGATTCCGCAACTGGGCCTCAAGTGCCTTCTTTTGAGCGACTAGTTCCCTAATCCTCTGCGAAGCCCTTGATTCTTTCTTGGGCTCCTCCGCCTCTGCTTCAGCGGTGTTTTCCGTCTCCTCAGACGATTCCTCGGTGGATTCCTCCACTTCGGGTGCTTCGGCTTCCTCGGTGTTTTCTTCAGGTTGCGACTCCTCGGTAGTTTCTTCTACCTCTACGCTTTCGTTTTCTTCCATACTTTCCTTTCGCTTTTAACGAGTATCGACTCGAAATTAGATTGTTGGGAGGCAAGGCAAGGCTTCGCCCCCCAAGATTTAATCTTTAAGTTTTTCCTTTAATCTGTCGGCTAGTTTAGCTTGATCTTCAATGAATAATAAAATCTTTTTCTTGGCTCTAGCTTCCACTAAGGCGTCGTGTTCGTTATCCAGTCCGGGCAAGATAGCTATTTTAGTAACCAAGTCGATATCTGCTTCTAGTTTCCTTTTTAATTCCTTGAAGAACGGGGTTTTCATCCCGTCCTTATACGCTTTTGCCCGGTTGTATTTTTTGGATAATTCTTTTAATTCCACCTTGCCTCATTAAGTTATACGAATCCTTTTGAAGCGGCGATCTTTTCAAGACTTCTCTAATATCTTGCGTTCTCCCTTTGCTGTTTGATTTCCTCCGCCTCTGCCTCTTTAATCTGATTCTCTTCTTGGGAAATAGCTTCTATCGCTTGTTCTTCTGCCATTTGCTGTTCCATAACTGCTTGAACTGCTTGTTCTTCCGCCATAGCAGCTTCTTGCTCTTGTGTGGCGAGCATCTTCTGTTGCCACTCCTCGATATCTTGGTCTAGCGCATCTTCTAGCGCCTCCATACCGAACTTCTCTAATATCTTGCGTTTAAGCTCCATTTTTAGGTTCTCAAATGGCTCTTGCGCAAAGACAGAGTAGAGCTGCATAATGTCTTCACGCTCTTTCTGTTTATCTATTAGAAGCGTTGAACCTGCCTCGGGAACACAATCATATTGACCAGCAATTTCGGCGGGGATTACTCTAACAAACTCTTCGCCTCTCTTTCCCACTACTCTCAACACCTTTTCATCGGTGATAAACTGTTGGTAAAGAGCTAGAACCATCTCTCCGAGCGTTTTAAGCGCTTCCTCAAGTAACTGTATTTTGTGGTTAAATCTGGCATTAGCTGCCTCTTGAATCAACGAAATACCGGTAGCAGTTTTATTCGTTCCAGAATCAGCACCCTTTGTATAATCGTATATCCCAAGTGCCTGTTGAATATCTGATTTGATAAGCGATAGGTCTTTTTGCGCGTTAGCTGTCAAATCAGGTGGCACAATCGGGTCAACCTTTTCGTATTCACTCGATAGGTGTATTACTCCGTTAGGTCTAAATACAAGCTCCGATTCATCGACATTTTCACCTGTTACCTTCCACATATTCATCAGGGTCTGAGTGCGGTTGTCCATTATCTGGTTTTGAATTGTGTTTAAGGCGTGTTGTAACTTGATTACCGGCTCTATTTCGCCCTTGCCATAAAACTCGTGCGGGACGATTGAATCTTTGAGCGCAATGAACGGTTTCTGTCCGTGCCAAAAGGGATTAGACTGTTCGCGGATTACTACCTCGCCAGCCGCCATTACAGTTAAACCGTCTCTATCCCACATCTCCCATATCTCAATCTTATCTACCGTGTCGTCTTGCTCCCCCCTATGTCCGAAGGCTAATTCGTGGCGCTCTGTTTCTTCCGGGGATTTCTCTATCTTTGAAATGTATCTCTTTAGTTTTTTAAGGTTCTCGTAATATCCAGCTTCTTCCAGCTCCGCTAATGACTTGTAATACCTGTGGATAACCCACTCTGCATCTTGTATGTCAGTAGCTTCGGGGTCAACAAAGAAGTCATAAAGGTTTACCACCTCCATACAAGGGTCGTCTGTTTCGGTAATTGTCTCGGTTTTAGTAACGAACTCGCCGTTCTCATCAATCAGAGGTTTGCCCATCTGGTCGAACTCGTAGGATGTAACTTCTCTCTCTGTGTTCTTCCAGTAGAGTTTGGCGATGCCAGTGCCGTAGATTAGGGCGTTCTTAATCCAGCTGACAACCTTCTCAAAGGCTTTGTCTTTGCTCCACCAATACTCGAACAAAGCCGTATGAATATCACTTGACATCTCATCCTGTGGCTCACGAGGCTTATACTCAACACTTGGTCGCTGTGCCACCATACGAGGCACGATTGTCTCGATGTTTGACCACGAATAGGGGTTGTAAATCTTTGAGTTGGTAAACTGCTCTTTGCCCGATCCGTGATAAACAGCATCACAATCATTAAAAACCTTAAACTTGTTTTTAGTATTGTTAATTCCGAGTTGTATTCTAGACTTTAGTATTTCTTCTTTTTTCATATGTCCTTAGCTACTGGTATTCACTAAGTGATACGAATTAAAAGAAATCTCGCTTTAATTAGAACCGAGCATAGGATCCACATATAGTAGGCGCGCGCGAAATTCGCCTGTATCTTTTAACGCCCAAAACCATCTGTGTTATCGTTAGTTTGCGCCTTAGGAAGTTGTCAACGCTATAAGACGGAATAAATGAAGTCGCCATAGTTACTCCACCTCATAGTCATCTATCTCTTGTAATTTAGCCCTCTGTTTCTTATATTCCTCGATAGCAACAAACTCGCCAGCCTCAACTCTGTCAACCCAGCTTTGAAACTTTTCGTAACTCTTTTTTAGCTTCTTGGTGTCCTCTATCAAGCTAATCGCATCATCTGCATACTTCTCAACCAACCTCGACTTAATAACTTTCGCGAAATCGTCTGCTTTAAGTGCCATTAACTCACTTTTCTTTTTCTTTGCCATTCTTTCTCCTTGCTTATGTTAATTAAAAAAACTCGTCTTTGAACTCCTCGCTGAAGTGGTCTATGAAGTCTTTGGGGATACATCCTAACTCATCAACCTCAGAGAACCTAACATTGGTTTTGTCTAGCGGATCGCGATAGTGTCTGTCCTTTTTGGGCGTGTTGCAGTATCTGTATATCTTAGCCTTGTTTAGGTCTATTAGGTGGTGTTTGCATACTCTGTAAAAAAAGGTGGTCTCACTGCATATCTCGGGGTCGTATTTATTCTCCTCAATCACTTTCCAGATCTTTATTCTCATCTCTTGCATCAGGTCGTCTGCGTCATAGCCGGGGATATTGGAAGTCTGTGCTAAGTGCCAGAGCATTTTATCAGTCCGGGCATAAATCTCTTTTAGGATTTCGTCAACTATCCCCATATTGGCGTCCTTCCATAGCCAGTTATCGAATCTCCACCGGTATAGCCAATTATCTTCTTTTTGGGCTTCGTGCGCACATCTTTAATGTTCACAGCGTAGTATTCCAAAGCCCTCATAGCGTGACTAAATTCATCGTGGATAGGTATTTCATTCTCTTGGTTTCGGGCGGTTTCTTTGATTGTCGGGTAGCGGTAGTTTAAGAGGCAATCCCTAAAGCGAGTTAATTTGTTGGAGACAAAGAGTGATTTGATTAGTCCGTGTGTAGCACGAATTTGATCGGGTATCCGAACTCCGTCTTTAGTGCGTATGTGTATGCCTTTAGATGCCATAATCTCAATCGCAGAAGTACCCGTTGTAAGAGTCCTTGCTTTTCCAGCTGGATCACCAGTGTAGAGTTCCGCTTGTTTATACGGTTTACTTTGTATAACCGAGATGAAATGTTCAATATTGGCGTTTGACGCTTCGTAGTAATCAATAACTCTGTACTCTGATCCGGTTTGTTGAATCCATATAACACTGGTCGGATCGTTAATCCCAAAGTCAAGCGAGATATGAAGAGGGAGTTGGTTGTCATAATTAACCTCCTTAAAGTTTTCTAATGGCCAGTCCGAATAGACTGTTCCTGACGGTCGTGTAAATTCTGCTAAATACTCTTGATCAAAAGCGTCTTTGGGTAGCGTCTCCTCGGCCTGTTTAAGCTCCTCTGCGTTGGCATAGGCGCTTGTCGGGATTCCGTTCTTAATAGCTGGTATCTTGAATTTGGTTGTGTCAGGCTCGTCTGCAAAGAACTTATCGTACAAGTCGTTGCCCATCCCTTTGGGAGTGCCTACAAACCAAACCTTACCAGCGGTTGTTGAAAGCATCGGTCTTAATACCTTAGTCCAAATATCTCTTGGGAAGTCAGCGTATTCGTCTAAATACATTCTATGAACTACCGCGCCTCTTAAAGACTGCGCATTTTCTACTCCTATTAGTTCTATCTTGCTTCCGTTGGGGAATGTTATTTTTAATTCTGACGAGTTACACTTGGCGTTCATTTCAGGTAATAAGTATTTCTGAAATGCGTCCCAAACATTACGCTTGGCTTGTTTGTAGTCGTTGGTTACATACCAGATTCTTTGGTTTTGATTCTTTAGCGCGTGTCTAATTGCATCGTTGATAATACCTGTTGTTTTGCCGATCTGCCTTCCTGTTACGAGAACTAAAAATCTAGTGGGACAATTGTGCCACTCTTTCTGATACTGTTGCGGGGTGTATGGGATTGTGATTAACATAGTGCGGGTCTAGACTGTCCGCGCTATACTAATCGTCCCATTTAAAGGTTATGTTGTTCTGTACCGCCACTCTTGGCGCATTGTCGTCATATAGTAGCTTTACCATTTTTAAAAGCATTTGCTGATGTACTAACGATCCTTTTTGGGCTCTATCTACAATATCCCTTATTATTTCTGGAATTGCGGCGTAAATAAGTCCTGACGACTCGTGGAATAATGTGTCAACAAAAGCCTGGCTTTTTAATGCGTCATAATACACATTTCTAGTGACTCCAGCGGCTTTGCATAATGCCGTTATAGATTTAAACGATCTGGTCTGCATTGTCTCCAGTAGTCTTCTGCGCTCTGGTGTTATATTGTTGACAGTTGTAACGCTGCTGTCGGTCATTTTGTTTCTTCTTTCACTTTGTTATTTCCTTTCCTCAATTTTTGTTCTTAGGGTCATTGGTTTGCCTTAAATTACAGCCAAAATGCTTATAAAATGGATTGCTTGGTCGATGTAAATTAGCTTGAAGTTTTCTTCTGTTCTCGCTTGTTTGGATTTCCACATATCGCAGAAGAAGTGAGTAGCGAATAAGAATACAAATTTCCAGATAGCAGGTTGCCCAAAGTAATAAAGTGGAAGATAGACGAACATCGTCCAAGTAATAGCGTGAACAAATAGCAGGAATAGTCTTTTGCCTTTGTTGTCAGCTATGAATGGGCCTTGCCAATGAAAGTCATAAAGCAAGTGAGCTAGTAGTATTAAATAAAATGTCATTGTTGTCCTTGTTTACTTTACTTACAATTATGCCTGTGCCTATAATAATACTTCTGTTCATCTTCGTCCCACTCTGCGTTGTCGAGGTAAATTACTCCGTTGCAGGTGGGGCAGATTCGGTATTTCTCAATTCGTTCTCTCAATTTCCTTGATTTTCTCTTGAATAATAATTTTGTTAAGTTTATCATCTCGTTTGCCTGTGGTGTTGGCTCTTAAAGTAAGTAAATCGAATCTCTTTTGCCCTAATTGGTTTAACTTAAAGTTGTAATAATCTCTACCTTCTTTCTTCTCGTGTTCCCATTCCTGATGACAAGGTATATTACACATTAAGTCGCAGTTTTCGTCATCGTATCTGGTTGATTCTTTGCTCCGATTGTAAAAATGTGAGACTCCTGAATTGTATTTTGATTCGATTACTTTCCCGCATTTACAACAGATATTATTATCTCTTAATCTGATGTATTCTGTCCATAATTTATCAGAGGGTCTGATTTTTACTTTGAATCGCATATCA